TAAATTAATGAATGAAACTTCGTGTCCCACTTATATGTAAATATACGAACCCTTCTCCAGGTAACCACATTTTTATGCATAAGTCCTTATTTTTTCTTTGCTTACTTGTACTATAGTATTATTCATTTTTATTAAAATATTACCATTATGGTGTATACCAAAGCACTTTTTACGTTTTTCATTATATAATATCCAATCTCCTTTTTTTATCCCTACTGAAGCTTCCTCAACATATGATTTAGGGGAAGGCATTCCTGAATAATGACACCAATTATCTTCCATGTTTTTCATTTAATAAGTTTTTAAATGCTTCTTCTAATGTTATACCTTCACTTTCAGGTCTAAATCCTACTACTTCACCCTTATTATTAACCCAAAATTCATCTTTAGATGACTCAAACCAACAATCATCATGATATTGAGCCCACCAACCATTTTCTAGTAAGTATTGTCTTTTATTTATATTCAAGTGGTAAGGATTCGTTAGACTTATCTTTAGGTGTAAATGTTGGATCATCTAATTTTCTGTATTCCATAGAAGCAAATGGCTGTTCACCTATTTCTTTAACAGTTACATCTTGGGAATGTCGTCTATTTTCTATTGATAACTTTAAATCATTAGCACGTTTTTTAGCCATATAATCATTATCAGCATAAACGTACATATCCATTTGTACTACATATCTTTTATTTTCTCCCATAACCTTTATTTATTAAAATATTTATTTATTAACTTATCTTTAACTTCTTCACTAATCTGATTGGTTTGATATAATTCTTCTATTAATGTTACCATTATGAGTGTATTTGAATTAATTTATCAATGTCTTCCCTTGATTGCCATCCTAAAACTAAATCATTATCGGCACCAATAAAATTTCCTGCTTGATCAAATACAGCTACCTCGAATGAAGAAACATCTTCAACTTTATTAACTGCTTCTCTAACACCACCTTTACCTGTGCTGTACATACCTTTACCTGCTACAACTGATAATTCAATGCCATTATCTAACATAAGTAATCCTTGAATGGCTTCTTTATCTACCTTATGTTGTTTAAATGTAATGTCTTTAAATGTTTTCATAACCTTTATTTTTTAGATGTTTGTTTTAGATATTTGTTTTTGTTCTTTTACCCAATTTCTCATAATTTTTAGTGTTTGAGAATCACTCATTTGTACGTAAGTGTTTTCTTTACTACACCATTTTTGACAGTCCTTAATTCTATCCCACCAAACGTACCCAAAATCTCCATAATCATTCTTTTCCATAAATTTAATGTAGGAAATCTTTAACTTATCTAAACTTTGTAATACTGTCATAACCTTTATTTTTAAATTAATGAATGAAACTTCGTGTCCCACTTATATGTAAATATACGAACTCTCCTCCGGGTAACCACATTTAATCGCCGAAAGCTTCAGATAATGTTGCGGGGTTGTCTCTTAAATAAGCATTAAGTTTTGATTGTTGTTTCCAAGAGCTCATAAATTCTTGCTCAGCAGCGTTAGTTTTAGGTTTTGAAGTATTAAACATCCATGGTGTATTTATTTTACACCATCTAATATAACCAGGATCATATTGTTGTACTTCAGATATTAATTGGCCTTTATATTTACCTCTTGGAAATCTCATATACGTGAATATACGAAAAATAATGCGCATCTCCAAATGGAAATGCGCATATCATTAAAAGACTTACTCTGGGACGCTGTTATAATGGATAGCGTAGTAAGTACTGTTTATTTTACTGGTAATCTTTTAGAAAACGACCGAAGTGTTCTCTTAATGCGATATCAGGTTCATTAACTGATAAGTATTGGGTAAATTCATCTACAATATCATCATCGTCCCCAGCATTTAGTATATCATCCATATGAGTTTCAATAAATCCTTTAAGTTCTTCTTTGCTTGCTCCTTTTTCTTTAATTAATAGAGACATAACTTGTTTAATTATTTCATCTCTATCTTCATACGGATCCAATGTAGAATCTATTTCTTTCATATGACTTGGTTTTATTCCTAGTTTAGCAGCTGCTCTTGAAACTCCATCCCTAGGTTTTTTATCTTTTTCTTTATCTTCTTCTCTAATACTAATATCATCTAAAGCATCTCTTGTGCCCATAAACATTGGTATTTCTTCTGGTTTAGGATCTGGTGTTCGGTAAAGACTAAGTCTTTTATGCATTTCATTGTTTAGATGGTTAATTACATCTTCAGGATAAAACATATCGTCTTCAGTTAAATCCTCCCATATATCATCAAATGCATCTAAAAATTGTGCCTTTAATGGTCTACTAAGCATACCTTCAATTTTATTAGCTACTTCTTTATCAATTCTTACTTCGTTCATTTTATTTTTATTTGATTTAATATGGGATGTTGCATTTTCATATGAATCGCCTTTATCAACTTTTCTGTAAGCTAAAGCTGCTGCTTTTTTCTTACCAGCAGGGATATCATCATCGGCATTTACTATATCATCGTATTTGTCTTCTTTAATACCTGCTTTGTCTTGAGATGCTTCAATTGCTAAATCAACGGCATCACCTTCTTTTACAGACTTTTCTTTAGCCATCATAGCTTTAATTTTTTTAATCATCTCTTTATCAGGATGCTTATCTAGTCTTTCTTCCTCTTGTGCTCGTTCGTAATCTTTGTAACCCATACCTTCATGGATATCTAATAAATTGTATTTACTCATAATTTATTTTTTTGCTTTTGGTTTTCTACCTCTTCGTTTTTTTCCTTTTACAGCATCAACTACATCTTTAGATTGTTTAGCTACTTCTTTAATAGCAACTCCTACATCTTTAATTTCTTTTTTTACTGCTTTAGCTCTACGCTTAGTTTCTAAAATTGTGTCTTCAATTTCGTCAGGAATAAAATCACCATCACGGTCATTTATTTTTCCCCTTTTATAAAAACCGAAATAGTAAACGGCAGCTCCGATTACTAAAATTACTACTATAAGACCTATGATTTTTAGCATAATAAATTTATTGATTAGTATTTTGTTATAAATATATAAAACCTAGGCTAAATTATATTTTTGTTTATACTTATCTACAAATGAAATACCTACTCCAATATCTACTATTTCTGCTGTAGTTGGAATACCAACTAATTTATCTGCTGATAATATATAATCTATGTTTTCATTTTTAAACACTTTAATTTTAGTTTTAGCATTAGAACGATTTGATGTTTTAAATACTAATACTACAGGTTGCTTACCATATGCTTTACCTTTTTCAGGTTTAAATTTAAGTTGACGTTCACCCTTAGCTGGGAAGTATTCTGTTTTATAAGGACCACGATCAAATTTACTTCTATCATAGTGCCAAACTGATCTACTACCTATTTCAGGTTTAGAAGGAACTTCTAACATTTCCTGTGTATACTTTTGCCATGGTATTGCTTCTTGTTCTTTTGGTCTACCTCTACTCATATTATAGGTTTTTATCTATTTTATTATGTAAATTTGATTCGGCATAATTAACTTTACCATACTTATCTTGTATACGAACATTATTACCTTTATGCATTGTGCCTGTATTATTTTTTATAGATTCAAATAAAAAATTAGTGTATGCTTTAGATTGTTTAAATATAATTTTAAATGGTTTATTTTCTACTTTAAAAGTAAATTCACCCCCATACTGTTCAAATTTCTTACATAGTGTTTTTTGTATAGATGTAAAGTAATTCTTTTTAAGAAATAATAATTGTTTTTGCTCTAATTTATTCATAACCTTTATTTCTAAATTAATTATTGTTGGTTTTTACCGTCTGGAGAATTGTATTTAGTTGAAACTAACTCACTAGCTAGTTCAGTAATCTTACAATCTTCTATTTGCCAACCTTGTTTTTTAATGGCTTTAATTAAAGCACCCATTGATGTAACTCTAACATTGTTATTTCTTTTCTTCTTAACATTTGTGATTTGATAAAACATATAACCTTTATTTTTAATTATTAATAGAGCTTCGTGCCCCACTTATGTGTAAATATACGAACTCTCCTCACGGTATCCAAATTTCCCGCGCATTACTTTTCTACACTTTTAATGTGTTTACAGCGTCTGTCTTTTGCTCTCCATGTACCCGGACAGTTACAGCTGTATTTGCGTATACCATCGACAGATACGTGTTCTTTCGTGGTATAAATCTTGTCATTACTAGATGATTTGAATTTATGTTCAAATACCTCAGCACGTTTAACTTTAGGTTTAATCCACTTTATATCACTTAATTCAGTTTCAGGTAATACTTCTTGCCACGTAGGAAGCATATATTTTTTACCACCTATATTAGCTAAACTTGGAGGATTAATTGCGTGTGTATGTTTATATTTAAATACTTTCACAGCAATAAAATTACCAAAACCTTTTGGATTAACTCCGAATGCTTTACCTTTAGGCCAAGATATTACCCTTGTTCTAATGTTACCGTGTTTGTTGTAATTTGAAAATTCGTATAGCATAACCTTTATTTTATACGTGAATATACGAACAAATGGTGGGAAAGCCAAGCTTTCCCACATTTATCTTTATGTAATTTATTATTAACTTGCTACACCTGTTTTTGTAGAAGTAGAAGTAATACCTAATGCTGGAGTTCCTTGTCTACGTGCAATATTAGTTAATATTGTATTAAACGTACCATCCCCAGTTGTTATTGTTCCACTATTTAATGCTACTGTAGACCCTGCCGCAAAACTAACTGTATCTGCCTGAAGTACACCAGCTACTACTGTAATAGAACCTCCTGTTGATCCAACCCCTAAAGAATCAGCTGCAAATGTAATTACTTCATTTGGAATGAAATCATTCCCAATTCCTGCTACATTAACTTCAATAATATTACCACCGACAACCTCTACTATCAGTACAATATCTTTTCCAGCACCTGATGTTGTATAATTAGTATTTGCTGCAAATGTATATATCTCATCTACAGGTGTTCCTGGTTGTACTACAGTACCTCCAGCTGATACTAAGTCAACTCCATTTTCTACAACGTTAGCTGAAAACCCTTGAGATGTAACTATAGCTGTTGGGTGAGGATGTTGAAATGTTAATTCATCTGTACCTGAACCAGCACTGAATGTATAATTAAAAGTTGCTGCTGTTCCACCACCAAATTGATTATTTGCTACTGTAACTAATGGAGTACCTGTAACTAGTACTGGTTTTGCAAATTTAACTTTTAAGGTTTGTGTATTACCTGTATTTGTTTGAAATACTGGTAAAGCATCAAATGTTGCTGATGTTACTCCGTTTAAGCTTGTTCCTCCAGTTTGTGCTCTTTGTTGTTGAATAGCTTGTTGTTGTTGTAAAAAATCCATGTATTGATTTTCAAACAACAGTTTTTCTTTCCTATATTTTTGAGTTGCTTCTTGAAGGGGAAGATTTTTATTTTCTTTCTTCGTTTTCCAAATTGCCCAATTTCCAGGGTCGTTTGCTGTGTATACCATTAGTCTTTATTTTACTAGAGTTAGTTGTTTATTATAAATATATAAAAATTATTGTTTCAATGTTTTTTTATGTTAATTTAATAATTTATCTTGAGTATTAATTTTTTGTAGGTCAAATGATAAAGCATAACATAAATTTTTTAATTGACCTGCTTCATGGATTGCTATAAAATCTTCATCTGTTAAATTATTAAATAAGGATAATGCATTTAAATCCATAATATTATCCATTCCCTTTTCTTTTTGAATTAAGAGTTATAATTACTCCTTCCCATTTACCTAATACTATTTCATTATCTACTAAGAAATCTATTTTATTAGTAAATCTTTTATTCATCCTATCTTCAACAACCCATATACCATCCATCTTACCAGCGTTTTCAACACATACTTCTACTCCAAAGGTAAACCCTAATTTTTCTAAATCTCTAGATACTGCAATCCATTTATGTTTGCCTGGGTTATCGGCATCAATATGTTTATTAGAAGCGGTAATTAAGGGTGTTGAATCCGTTTGAGAAGGTACTGCATTATAAACAGTAGCCATTACAATATGTAAAGCGATTAATAATTTCATAGTTAAAAGTTTTTTAAAAAATCACCATTGATTTTCTTATCCTGTAATTTACGAAATTTTTCGTCGTTAGCCAAGCTTTTTGTGGCAAGTTTTTCTAAATGTCTTTCTTTTTGCTTATCATAATCCTTAGTAATCTTATGATACTTTTTATCTAATGACTTTATTTTTTTCATATTCTGCTTATGTATTGGTTGGGATCATCTTCATTATCACCATCTAAACCTAACTCTTTTAGACGTTGTAAATGATAATCATCTACTTCCCATTCTACTTTTTCGCTAGTACCAAAATGTTCCTGTTTAGTTTCTATTTGTTTAACATCCTTAGCATTAAATATATCACCAACAGTTAAAAAATAATGATTATAACAAAGTAACTGGACATTATCCAAGCCGTAGTTATTACTATTATTATCTTGGAAGTGTAACAGCAAAGGAATTTTATAGTCAAGTACTCTACGTTCTTTAAATTTACATACAGCACATTCCTCTAACATATACCCCTGTTCTATTAAGGCATATTTTAGTTTATCAGGATTAAATGAAGATGCTGCTATCCTACCTTCAATTATTTCAAGCATGTGAGGCATTTTCTTAGGTCCCCTTAAAAATTTAGGGATACCTTTACCTTGTTGGTTTTTATGTCCTGCAAATAATTTATATAATTTAGCCCACTTCTTATAGTGTTGATATGACACATGAAGATATCTAGCAGCAGCCATATTAGACTTAGTTTTTGCTTGGGCTGCTACAATCTGTTCTTTAGATAAAGGTTTTGCCTTAGGCATTAATTTAATTTAAAGGTTACTGTGTCACCACTACTACCTCTTTCTCTATTAGTAGTATTTACAAAAGATTCATATTGATCTTCTTCCATTATTATTGTCTCAGTCCAAGTATGGTCACCTGAACCCTTTGTTATTGGTATGCCACGTTTAGTGCTAACACTAGAACAGTTAACACATACTTTATAACCATATTGAGTTAGCCTTAATTCAGGCATATCTTCTTTACATTTAATACAAGGAATCATTTTCATTTTTATAGATGTTTTAATAGTCTGCCGCATAAATATATAACCTTTTAAAAATTGGAATGGAATATACGAATATTAGATTAATTAACCAAATATTCTTTCATATTAATTATATTAATTTTTAAATTACCTAGTTCAAAATCACCAATTTGACCACTATCTTGAATTATAGCTGCTAGTTGGTTTAAGAAAATATAATCCTGTTGATTAAAACTTGAGGCATCTACACTTACTAAAATATTATTTTGTTTTTCATTATCATAAGGTTTTATTCTATCAAATAAATCAGTAATTGTTCTTTTTGATTCTTTTTCTATATAATTTTTATAATCACAGTCAACATATAAAGTATCAAACCAAGGCTCTAACATTTCAATAAATTGTTCATTACAATTTTTAATTATTAAACCTTTATCATATTTAGGGTGTATAATAGGATATTGATAAGAATCATTTTGGATCCATTCCCCCCATTTTCTTAAAAATTCTCTCCTACATCTATCCATCGTTTCCTTATAGTCAGAATTTTCAACTCCAACTCCTCCATTCCATCTATGACCTCTACAAGTCATATGATAACATAAAGAATCTCTGGATTGAGTCATTTCATATCCAGCTTGAATCCATCTATTAAATATATCTGAATCTTCATAACCATAAGGGGTAAATCGTTGATCATGACCTCCTATACTCAAATGGTCTTCTTTATATAACATCCAAGGTGCAAATATACCTTTTGTAGTTACATCTTTATCTTTTTTAGCAGTATCTATAACAAAATTTTCAAATGCCTCCCAGGTAAAATCATTATGGTCAACCCCAAAATTTTGAGTATGTTTTTCTAACCCTGTAGGATGAATTGGTGGTTCAATTCTAGTAGCACATACAACACTTAGAGGTTTAAGATGTTTTAACATATTTTCAAAATACCCTGGTCCTATAATCATATCTGAATGTAGTATAGATACAATTGGGGTTTTGGCTCTTCTCATCCCTTCATCATACCAATAGGTATGTCCTTTTCTTTCTTTACCTATAATAGTAGTTAGATTTTTATCATCTAAACTATTTAACCATATATCAGTACCATCTTCAGATGCATCATCTATAATAATCATAGGCACATTAGGAGCATATTTTTTTATACTTTGGTATGTATTTTTTAAATGTTCTAATGTGTTGTAACTAGGAATTATTACAGTATGCTGTTGATTTCTTTTCTCCATATATTTAAATCGTAATGTTTTCTATATAATTCTTTACATTGTTTGCTACACTTATTGTAAAATTCTTTATCATTCTTTAACCTATTAGCCAATATACGAGCTTTTTCTACATCATCCACAGATACTGCTAATTCAGGATGACATAATCTTTGTGTATCGACATCTTTATTTCCTATACACGGGATTCCAAAATAGGCACAGTTTAAACTAAAAGTACCAGCTGCTACAGTAGGCATTAAATGTACTGCGTATTTAAACGTAGATAATGTACTCATCCATTTATCCCATGACAACCTATTAAGGTGATTTAAATCGGGTATATTTTCCTCTAATTTACGTTTAGCATGAGATTCTTGAGCCCATTTTTCACATTCGAATTCACTAGCAACTATATAACTTTGAAACCCACCATACCATCTTGCAAAATTACCACCTATAATTACTTTATTCTCCTTAGTCGGCTTAACATCTTTAATTAAGTCTTCAATTAATAGTGTTTTGATTACTTTAACTTCGTTATTTGGAAATAAACCTTTATAGAATTTAGAATCAATTTCGTTATGAGAAAATATAGTGTCACATTTGGATAAAATATTATAAAAATTAAATTGGTCTATAATATTATAATCATTAAACCACCAATTAGGACCTTCTTGTATATAATGTACTTTTTTATTATGAGTTTTTAACTTATCAATAAAGTCAGAAGCATATAAATTGGATACTGGGTTTATAGAGTTTGATATTTCACTTCCTTCTGCACTTAGATTTAGTTTACCCTTAGGTAAAATTAAAAATACATGATCATAATCTCTTATGTCATTATATAAACTTAAATTTTTATGGTGTGCGTCTAAAGCATTCATCCAAGCAAATTCGGTACGCATATTTGTGTGTGTAGAAGAGATTTTACCCTCAAAACCCATTTCTGATAAGAATACTATGTTCATTGTGTTAAAGATTTTAATTCAATAATTTGTTTTTTAATATTCCCAGTTTTAATATCCCCTATTAGAGTTTTATTTTTACCTAATTCTTTTGGAATTATATTAATATCTTTATTATATACATCTTTTATGGTATTTAATAATTCATATTTAGATATAGGATTACTAGATAATGTAGTTAAACTTTTATAAGTATCCCAATTATTTATTAATTCTAAACATTGTTTAGACCACTCATAAGTGGTAACCCCATTCCATATAGCCTTAGTATACCCAAATACTTCTTTTTCCTGTGATAAAAACCATTCTAATAAACTGGAATTAGAGTTTAATTCGGGACCTATTATAGATGCCTTTAAAATTTTAGTATTTTGTCCATATTTTAATATAAAATCTGATGCTTTTTTCTTACTTAAACCATAATTATCAGTATCCATTTCACAATCAGTTCCTGGGTGTATAATTTTACATGAAGTATTTTCTATTAACCATATAGGGAGTTTATAATTTATTTCAAAATTATTTGTTCTTTGAGGTATTGCTCCTATACAATTAATTATAAAATCTTGTTTATTAAATGTTGATTTATCAAAATCAGGGAACCTTTGAGGGGTTATAGATACATTTAAATTTTTTATTTTATTTAGGACGTTATAAACCATATGACCCAACATTCCTTTATGACCTAATATAAGTACATTATTCATTGTTTAATACTTTTATAATAATCTAAAATTTCATTTAATTTTTGATCAAATTCATTACTACCTATATTATTTAACCTATCATATACTTCTTTTACATTAGTATGATATAGTTTATATTTAACTTTCTGATTATCTATCACCTGGATGGCATCTAGTACATGACATAGTGATATTGGGTTTGTATTATATTGAGATTCCAAATTATTAACTATATTATAGGCAAAGGTATAAACAAAACAATTATAATAAGGTTTACCTTTGGTTCCAAATAAATTAGGTAATTTATAATTTTCAAATTTTATATTATTATCAATACAATATTCACCTAAAATATGTGTGGTATCTCTTTTAGCTTTCCCATACAAGGAATTAGGGTTAGATTCTTGTATAGAAGAAATATATTTAATAGGAATCTTAAGGTTATGTTTTTTTAACTCACCTATTAATGTTTTTGTTATTTGAATATTTTCTTTATATATCTCTTTGGAGGTATTTGATTCTTTCCCCCCAATAAAAGCACAGTGAATTAAAAAATTACAATCTTTTGCTTTTGTAATATCATAATTTCTTCCAAGTTTTATAACACTATCTCCCTTATTAGTATAGTATTCTGTTAAATGGGTACCTAAAAATCCATGTGCCCCTAAAATAGCTATTTTCATGGTCTAAAATAGTTAAATGATTCCAACATTTCTTTTAATTCGGTTTTAGATACACATACTTTATCACTTGTAAATTCTTCTTTTTGGTTAGAATCTGTTATATCTTTATAATGCATATAAATAGTATTATCCTTTAAGGTTTGACATCTTGGTGATTCTTCTTTTGAAATCATCATCTCATGTATCTTTTCAGATATTCTTGGTTTTCCAATTTTATATGTTAATCCGAATTCTTCTTCAAATATTTCAAATAAATCTTTAACTAGAAATGATTTTAAATCAGGTATAACATTAAAACCACTAGTATTAAGTCCTTTTTCAATTAAATCCATTGCCTCTTCTATGTCAATCATAAAACGAGTCATTTTATCTGAATATAGTGTAAGAGGATAATCTTTATCAATAGAATCCCAAATTAGTGGTATTATACTACCCGTAGAATTCAATACATTACCGTATACTGCGGTAGATAAACGTACATTAGAATCTTCAGCATTAACTATGAATGATTCACCTGCTACAAATTTCATAGCGCCATATAACGTAGTTGCTGCTCTTGATTTGTCTGAAGATATAAAACATGCTGCTTCAAAATTATTGTCTTCGGCTGCTCTTCTTGAGTTTATAGCACCATCAATAATTACTTTTATAGATTCTTCTACATTTTGGTCTACAGCCCCTATTTGTTTTAAAGATGCTGCGAATATTCCTATATCATGTCCAAAAGCAGATCTAGTTAATAAATCATAATTTCTAATATCCCCTATAATACATTTAATATTAGGAAATTCTTTTTTTAAATAATAATGTTTAGCCTCATCTCTAGAATAGACAGTGATTTCATTATCCTTATAATAACGTTTTACTAAATTAGATCCTAAAAAACCAGCACCTCCTGTTATAAATATTTTTTTATTTTTCATTTTTTTATTTTTTTATTATTAAAACCCAATTTTCGTTTATATGAGTTTTTATACCCTCAGCATAAGTTTCAACTGTGGTAAAATGTTTTTTTAATTCATTTAGTAAAAAAGATTTTCTATCTTCATCCCACATATTCATTAAGAAATAACCAAATTTACAATTTTGAATAACTTCTTTGATATAAAAATCCATCCCTTGTTTATCAAATTCACTAAGACACCAATTAGATATAACTAAATCCCATTGATCTTGTTTTATATTTTTATTACTCCAAAAATCTACGTTTGAATAATTTAAACCTGTTAAATATTTTTTTTGCAGTTCGTTTACATGTTTTACATCAATTAAGGTACAATGTTTAACCCCATAATCTAATAAAACTTTTGCTTGTCCTCCATATCCTGGACCTATTTCTACAACTTTAAAATTTGATATATCTCCTATTTTATCAATTATATCATTTAAAATAGAGGCATGGTATACTGTACCTGGTGATATAAAACCTACTTGTTCTACTTCATATAAATCTGGGGATCCTATACTGTCTCCAGATGCAAAAAGAGGTAGTAGTTTTTGAATGCTAGGATTTGTTATTGTAGATAACCAGTCTTCTGCATAGCGTTTACTTCTAACATCTGATCCTACTATAGATGTAAACTGTGGGTGTCTTTTAAATTCTTTAAATAGATTCTCATCGTGGCATGCTCTATAACAAAAGTTAAAAAAATCATTACCATAATGTGCTTCTTTATCATCTATAGGATCAGCACTCCATTCCCCTTCATATGTTTTTGTGTTACTCATGTTTAAAGTGTTTGTTAAAAATATTGATAAAATATCCCATTCTTTTTTTCCATGTATGTTCATTTTGAGCTATAACCATGGAATTGTGAGCTAATTCTTCTCTTTCTTGTTCATGATTTAAATAATATTCAAATTTTTCTAACCAATCATCTTCTCCAGCTAAAACAACATTATTACCAAAATATTGTTTTGCTAAGGGATGATCTACTAATTGAAAATTACCACTTAATGCTATGTTAAAAACACTTTGATTACAATCATTTCTATCTAAGGGTTTACCTTTACCTAAAATCTGATAGTCAACATGGAAGTTTATATTTATTTTAGATTGGTTTCTAATAAGATTATGACTTTCATAAGGTATAAAACCTCTATTATATTTACCATAATTCATTCCCCCTAAAAAACAATTATATTTATCTAAAATAGGATATAAAAATTTATCTTCATTTCTATAACCATGAGATAAGGTTCCCATAAAACAAGAATCGTATATCTTTTTTTCTTGAGTTTTAAAAAATAAATTACTATTTCCTGCTAAAGGAATATTATAAAATTCATAACCATTATTTTTATAATCTTTTATTACTGATGGTGTACTGTCTAGAGCGCCTATGAAAAAATCGATTATTCCCTTAAATTTAAGATAAATAGGATCCCACTCATCTCTACACCCTATTATTTTGGTATTAGGGTGAAGACTTTTATAAGTCTCAAACATAGGTAAATGCTTTTCTTCAATAAAGGGGTAGATTAATACATCATATTCCTCAACTGTATTTAAGATAGAGTATTGGGGTATTGGTAAAAAATCTACTTTATATCCTAACTCCATTAAACCATAAGCCCATCCTTTTAATATAGGAGTAGGATGAACTAAATTATCACATAATAAAAATTTTTTCATATAATTTTTTTAATTCTTTAATTTAAATTTTCTTTTTTATATAATTCTTCCCAACCCTCAGATATGTTTCCTCCAACTCTTACAAAATTATGATAAAATCTATGTTTTATACTTTTATTTTGAATAGTAATATTACCACTAGTAGGTGGGTCTAATCTATCTAATAATATAATACCATTTTGTTGAGAAGCCCAATCATTCCCTGCAACTTCAAAATCCCAAGGTGAATACTCGGCTTTTAATACTTTTTTTAAATAATCTACTTCCCAAATGGCTGGTTGGACTGAATTTAGATACTCGCTAGACATTTTAAATTGGTATAGTTTGTCTTTCTCTAATTCAATTAAACCATATTCCGGAGTAAGTACATCAAAAACAATTTTATTAGCATTATATTTCCCCATTAACTCAATTTTACTATTTATAAAATCTTCAGTTAGAGGTTGGGTAAAATAATAATCATCTAAAATAAAAAATACATAAGGTGTTTTAATGTGGTCTAATGATTTTAACATTCTTTCCCCCCATTTTAAACCAGTTCCATCAGTTAATACTTGGTAATCTTTTAAAAACGGTGTTTCTAATTTGTTTATTGTTTCACTAACTAATATATTATGAGTATTTAACCCCCAATATTTATTATATAAAATATCAAAATTTTTCCATAAAGGACTATAACTATCACAACTTCCAATTAATGTAGTTATTTTTTTGTTTGTTGGTGTATCCATTATTAACCTTTCTTTAGGTGGCATTGATCTAATTATAGTTTCACATTCTTTCTGCCATGCTTCGTCTGTTTTAGATTCATTCTGTAGGTCGTCATGTCTATTCAAAACATATACAGGTTGATCAATTCTTTTTATATGTTTTTTACCTACTAATTCAACTAAAGGCATACATAAAGCCCAATCACCTGTTATCCCAAAATATTTCCCGGTTTTTGGGTTAATTAAATCTTTATCTGTTAATTTATCTAGTAACCAAGCTTTATATGTTCTTAAATGGCTATAAGGAAAATTTGACTTTCTGTAAGAATTGGTTCTATCTACTTCATCATCTAAATGCATATAAAAATGATTACCTACATTACCCTTAGGATATTCAATGTATTGACCATATGTCATAAGTGTTTTTGGATTTTTATATTCTTTTTCAATACTATCCAAAACAAAAGAATGTAATAACCAATCATCCCCATCAATTTCAACAATTATATCTTCTTTATTTATTAAATTATTATTTTTTAAATAATTGTAAACATAAATAAAATTCCCTAAAAAACTTTTTTCTCCCTTATTATGTATTATTTGGTACTGGTCTGTGTCTTTACCTATTGCTTCCTTTAAATACTCTAAAGTATTATCAGTTGATTTATCATACCCATAATACACTTTAAAATTTTGATTGCTTTGGGATTTTAAACTATTTACGTTATTTTTTACCCATTTTCCTTTATTATAACACGTACTTATAATTATAAATTTGTTTTTCATAGTGTATCGTAATAGTTATTTTGTTTTTCTTGACGATCAATTGTTTTTGGGTGATATAAAGATAATTGTTCAGTAGAGGGGATTGTTGCATATGTTTTAAAACCCTCTAAAACCTCATGTACTTTATTTTTCCATTTAATTTCGGGTTTATTTTTCCATATACGCCACTGATAATCAGGATAATTTACCCACCCTTTATCATCAACTTTCCAACCCCATTTTATCATGTGTTCATCAGTTAACCCTTCAACTGTATTTACTCTAGGAACTAAATATACTTCATTATGTGGATTATTTCCTAATACTTCTGGAAGGAAACCTAATAATACTTTATGAGGTATTTCATCAGCATCTATTTGAAATATATAATCTCCACTACATGATTTAGTTAAGAGATTTTTCCAATCAGCAAAATGCCCCTTAAAAGTGTCCTCAACTAAAATAATATAATCTTCATAACTTAGTTCATGAAGGTAGCTTAGTAATTCAGATGTAGGTTTATTTTTACTTAGATCAACTAATACTACAATTTCATCTTGATGTCTTTTATTATTTAGCAGTAATGAGAGAAGTCTCTGTATTTCAAGAAACTCATCACATACTGTTATTGCATAACTTATTTTCATATTATTTTATTCTGGTAATACTCCAATATACGAAAGAGCATCCATGTAATCACGTTCTTTGAATGATTTTATTGTAGACATATCCATTTTATGTGTTTGCCCTTCCACTTTAGCTACATCTTCATCCCCTAAAGGTATAGCTTTTACAGCTGACCAACTCCATTCTTCAGCATTAGTCCCACCAGCAAAAACCATTCCTTTGTCTTGGATGTTAATTGTATTTGGGATCCAAATTAACTCTGTTTCAGGATCTTCCCAAGATATGTCTTTATATATTTCGGGTAGAGTGTTAATTTGTTCAATGTAAAATTCTGTGTCTTTTTTCATTAAAGTATTAGTCCAAAACCCACAAGATAGACTAAGAAAATTAGTTATATCTTTATTTATTTCTGTTTTATAACAGAGATCTCCTCCTGATTTAGGACAATCTATAATAGTATCTAAGTTCATTTTATTTTAATTTAGGTAATTGTAATTTAGGTAATTGTAATTTAGGTAATTGTAATTTAACTTGTTTAGGAAATTCAGGAATATTTTTATCTAAAACCCTTTCTACTAATTCCTTCATTTTTTCCCAACTAAAATTAGTTTTAGCATAGTGTCTTTGTTTTTTAGATCTTTGTAGATACTGTTTATAACTCTTATAAACTTCTTTTAAAGCACTAATACCTTGTTTTTGGTTTACTTGGAACCATTGAGATTCTTGTATTAACCAATTATTAGCTGCTGATGGGTGAACATTTTCTAATTTTCCTGATAATAATACATTATATTCAGAATGTAAAAAATCAATATGACCACTCCACCCAGATGCTATAATTGGTTTTCCAGTTAAACTAAATTCCAATAGAGGACGACCAAATCCTTCTCCCTTAGTAAAACTAACCATTGCTTTAACTTTGGAATGGTTATATAGCTCATTCATTTCAGAATCATCAAATTCTCCATTTAGTAAATAGATATTTGGTAATTTAGCATCTCCATAATCATCCCTTAAAGCTTTAATTTTGTCTAAAATGGAATCTCTACTAATGTAAGAAGCAACTCCAGATGATGCCTTTAATATTAGGGCAGGTTTTTTACCTACTTTATGTCTAAATGCATCATAAAAAGATTTAACTAATATCCCAACATTTTTTCTATCATGACCTAATTCACCTTGCATCCAATGACCAACAAATAAATAACAAAATTCTTCTTTGATATCTTTCAGATCAATAGTTTTAATTTCTGATTGTTTAATAGGTTTATATGTTGTTAAATTTGCTCCTTCAAATATAACTTCGATAGGTTTTTCTAATTTTACAACCCCAACAACTTGACCTGTTTTTTGATCTTTTTTTTCGTAAGTCATTTTTTCAAAAGTATCCTTAGCAAATTTAGAAGAAACCCAATTCATATCCATTCTATTTAACCCTTCAACCCATTCAGGCTTACAAGCAGTAGATTCAATTCCTGCAGTTATACCAATATTATACTTCCCAATAGGTTGAAATTCATTTGGTATAGTAATCTGAGCCCAAATTTCAGGTTGTGTTTTTTGCCAATCTTGTGGTACTATATGGTCTAATAAAAATGTCCATTCAGGGTGGTCTTTACAAAAACCCCATGAAGTTTCTCCCCATTTTTGGGGTAAAAGTTGGACTTCATATTTATTTAATTCTATTATTGCTTTGATTTTATCTCTAGAATGAGCTCCATATCCGGAGTAGGAATCAAAGGGTGATGATATTACAAATCTTGGTTTACTCATTAGTATATAATTTTATGGTTTAAAAATTTACCTTTATAATCGTTAGTATTAATTATTTCGTATTTTTCTCTTGGTTCCCAAGTATCAAATAATGTATCTAAGGCATCAATAACTTTTTCTGCTTGGTGTTTAGAATTAAATCCAGCTTCTTCACTTAAAGCCCATTCTCTTCCTTTTAATCCCCTTCGTTTTAGTTCTTTTCTACCTAAGTTGTAACATTCTTTTATTCTTTCCATAGCATCTTCCCATCTACATCTATCATCAAAAATATAAGGTGTAGGTGGAGAACCTTGAATTGATCTACTAGTAGGGTAAACTGGGAATGCCCATTCACCATGTTCTTTATAAGTTCCTCTATGGTTAGAAGGCACATCAGCGCTTGGTGTAAACCATTCCCCATTTTCATCTACAAATCTCATTTGATCTTGTATACCCCCAGTAACATTAGCTATAATTGGTGTACCAGCTAACATTGCTTCTGTATTTGCTAGCCCCCAACCTTCATTAGAAGTAAGTAAAATATGAGCATCTGCTATATTGTATAACCAATTTAACTGTTGTTCTGATAGTCTTTGGTCTATAAAAATTACATTATTTTTATATTCTTCTTCTAAAAGGTATTCTTTTACTTTAAGTAAATCAGTTCCAGCATCTGTTATTTTCTCTGTTTTTAAAACCATATAACATTCTTTGGCTTCTTCTTTTGGTAAAGAATCTAAAAATGCTCTAAATGCTAACATAGCATCAGGAATTTGTTTTCTTCTAATATTTCTAGAGTTGAAAAATAAAGTAAATTTAGGTTTTTTATCCCCAAATAATGATGTTTTAAAGTTATTATATTCTAAATCACCATCACCTGTAATAGGGAAGAAATTAGTAATATCTTTCCCATGAGGTATATACCTAAACATTCTATTACCTTCATGACCTTTTAATACTAATTTATTAATATTAACAGTTTGTTTAGATATACCCATTAATAAATCACATGCTTCGTAATATGGTCTATTATACATTGGAGCAGGATAATCATCCCAAATATTTAAGTAAGAAATTGGAATACTTTTTCTAATCTCTTGCTCCATATTCCAAATATGCATGAAATATCTTGGGTCTGTAAATAAAAATAAAGCATCTGGTTTTTCTAATTTTATTATTTCCCTTATTGCTTGTGTACTTCCATACCCATCAGTAGGATATAAAATAACAGAAGAATCCTCTAGCCCAGATAGTTTATTAGTACTATCAGATAAATCTAATCTCTTATTTTTCTCTGGGTGGTTAATTGATCCAGCTATTTGAACCCAATTAAAATGTTGAGCTGTATGTATTACTATTTCTTTTGCTACTGTAGCTACACCAGAATGTACTCTAATATCATCACATATTAAGAGTATTTTTTTTCTTTTATCCTTGGGGATATACTTAAAGTCTTTATTCATTTTCTTTTATTTCAAGATTAATTTGATTAGTAATTTGTTTACGAAAATCTTCATCTGTAAGATACAAAAATAGACTGCGGTCTGCAAGTTTTTGGAATGAAAATTTACGCTTTACACATTCAATTTTGAAATTCTCGAATAAATCGCTTTTGACTTTAACACTAGTTAGTGTCATCGATTTTTTATTGGTCATAGTCTTTATTTATTAAAACATTATTTATATATATACGTATGTGGGAATCTACGAAAAATGTTCACCGGCTCCACATAATTCTTTATCTTTACTATAAGGGCAGAAATTACAATTCCATTTAGATGGGGATTTGTGATAATCTGCTTCTTTTATCTTCCCACTTGAACTGAAACATTCATTAATAAAATCATGAATAGCGTTTTTTGCTCTTGATAGTTTAATTTTACCACTTGGTGGTACAAACTGTTGTACTCTATAAGCTTGATACGGTGACATAAGCTTTTCATCATCAGGATCTAATACTTTTCTTTTAAGAATAAAAAATTCAATTTCAATCTTATCTAAAGGTATTCCATATTGTTCTGAAAAATATTGTTTGTATAGTAATAATTGGAATTGTTTATTTTCATCTTTTTTAGCATAATCATTCCAACCATTAGTGCTTGTCTTTATGTCGATTATCTTAAATGTCTCTGTTGCTTCATGGTATGTGACAACATCAAGATATCCCATGTACAATACGTTATTTAACATTTTATTTGGTGCTACTACAATAGGTATTTCACAACCTACTAAATATGTACCTTTTTTACTAAAATATCTACTACGTTTTTTCTTAAACCATTCTAAAATAGCAACCCCGTCTTCAAAAAACTCCCTCATTTCTGGTGCATCCGAGAAATGTTCTGAATTATTTGATTTATATTGTTTTTGGTATTCACCTATATAAGCTTCTTGGAAATATTCTTGTATATCAATTTCTCTATCAGCAGCAGCAAATGATTTTTCATATGCTACATCTAAATAATGTTGCATCGCTTCATGAACAGCTGTCCCAAATACAGTATGAATAGAAGATGTAAACCGTTTGATTTTATCTTTATACTGTAGTTTCCAACGATGAGGACATCCCCTAAATATAGACATCTGTGAATATGATACATTCTTTTGATATGCAAAATTTATGGGTGGTGGTGGATTATTTCTAATCTCTTTTACTATTTTAGGTAATTTTTTAGCCAAATTATTTTTTCCATTTGTCTCGACCTACCAAAAGACCGATTATTCCATAATTGGCAATATCTATAAATGTATCTTCCATACCTTCACCTTCAACAAATGACCTACCATTAACTAATAGATTTTTTAAACGTGAAATTTTATCGGTTAATCTAATACATAACCCAGTTAGTGAAAATTGTTTGTCATTGTTATTATTAACGATATCTCCGCCTAAAGCAATGTTATTCAACCCATAATCCATATGTTTAGCTGCAAACATTTTATACATTTCTTGTTGGATTTGTTTAAATTCTTTAGATAATTCAGGGTATTCTTTTTCAAATACTTTAACTGTTAATTTTGATGAAATACCTGATTTAGCATCCATAATTTCTCTGTCGCTCATTATTTCTTCATATTTAGTTATTGAACTACCCATTAATTTGTGATTTTAATTTAAACTTACTGTAATATGTGTTTAGGCAAGTAATTCTGTCATCAGCATCAACTAACATTAAAAGTGCTTCCTCAGCATTTTTATAAAAGTCTCCTGTTGAATGGTCACCAATACCAACTCCTTTATTACCTAATAAATCTAAGGATAATAATGCTTTAGCTTTATCTGCTTCTGCAGAAGTCATAAACATATTGTATAATTCTTTTGTCATTTTAATAAGGGTTTTATTTCTTTTTTATTTAATCCTCTATTCGATAATATACGATTTATTTCTACGGGAGCCAACATACTTATATATTCTTTTGCTTCTTTATTAGAGCATTCAAAATAATTTTTAATATGACCTACTAAATCTTTATTTGGTTGTTTTACCTTAGATTTAATATATTTACTCCATTTATTATTTTTAGGAATAAACTCTTTATAAATAGAATATATCATTCTTTTTTCTTGTGGTGGAAAATCTTGTACATAATTAACCACTTCAATATAGTCAGGGTTCATAGATATAAACCTATGAACCATATAACTATTCCAAACCTCCCAATCTTTCTCTGTAAAAGATTCAACTGGGGGTTTGGTAGTATTAATTGCTTTTAACCAATCAAAGATAGAATTCATTAAAGGATATGATCTTTATATTCTTCTCTTAATTCTTTTGGAATTGATGATTCTAGTATTTTTTTACTTGTTGCATCATAAAATACTGGAATGGGTAAGAGTGCATCTTCATCTGTACCCATTACAAATTTAGATACTGTTCTTAATAATACTCCTTGTGTGAATAAAACACCCCCATCAAAATTTTTGATAGATGTTGTGTTGTTTAAATCAATTGGTGGTTGTTGGACTTGTTGTTGCATAATTACTTATTATTTAATATTTGTTGGATTAACGACATTATATTTATTTCCTTGTCGATTCGGAAATTTGATTTGTATTGATGTTCATTTATTAAAATAGCTACTGTACCTTCTTTATCTGGTGAATATTCTGATGAGCGTTCATACAATGCTCTAAATAATTCATCAAAATCGTCTACATTAGCATCTGCTATAATTTGACGTATATCATTGTAACAATCTACTTTATTAAATTTAGATCCTTCTGATAGAGCATTAATTACTTTATCTATATAATTAGACGATACTAGTATTGATTTATCTAGTTTTAATGTATTATCTAACGTAGATAACTGTATAGTATTAATACATTTACGTAAATCAGGATAATATTGGTTAACTAAAGGTACTAAATCATTTATATCATGTTCAATTGATTCTTGTTGTAAGATCCAATTTAAATGTTTAGCAACATCTTTTTTAGTTGGAGGTATAATTTTAAGTACTTGGCATCTTGATTGTAAAGGATCAATAATACGTTCTACAAAATTACAAGTCATTATAAACCTAGTAGTACGCGAAAACGTTTCAATGATATTACGGAGTGAAGCTTGTGCTTGGATAGTAAGAAAATCAGCCTCATCCAAAATGACAACCTTAAGTGGTTTAAACGAAGCCACACTTGCAAAGCCTTGTACCTTATCCCTAATAGTCTCAATCCCTCTTTCATCGGAGGCATTAATGTAAAGGTGGTCGCAATCAAGGTTTTTAATAATAATTTTTGCAAGGGTTGTTTTACCCGTTCCTGCTGGTCCATAAAATATTAAATTTTGAATATCATTCTGTTCTAAATACTTTGATATAGATTTTTTGATAGTCTCGTTTCCAACATAGTTCTCTAACTTACTTGGTCGATACTTTTCTACTAATAAACTATTGTCCAAACTCGCCATATATTGAATATTTCTTTTCTGGTTCTATAATTACTTCTTCTTCTGTAGTAGATATCGCGTATAATTCACTTTTTAAGGGAGCAAGTCGATATTCACCTCTAAATCCTGTTTTTACCATATAAGCTTCTAAACAATCAGTTAATGTCTTATGTAATGGACCATCTGGTTCATTAGCAACTAATCTCCACTTATCACCTGGTGGTACTCTACGAGCAATTAAAATCTTATGTTCTTTTATTATTTTTTCCATAATGTAAATATACGAAAAATAAATGGGGGAACCAAAAGCTCCCCCGTTTATCTACTTAGATTCTGCTACAGATGCTTTTTTATAATCTGTAATTACTCTTTTAATAGCTTGCGCTGCTTTTCTAGCTCGTCCTTGACTTGCTTTTGTAGTTCCTACATGTTCCGCTGCTAAGGTATTAAAGTTTTCTTCAATTACCTCAAAAATTTCTTGTTTTGTCATTCTCTTTTTTATTTATTTATTAATTATTAATTTACATTCCCATACCCATCATTGGGTCCATTTGTTGTTGTTGTTTATCATCACTAAGTTCATTAACTACGGTACATTCTGTTAATAATACTGTACCTGCTACTGAAGCTGCGTTTTGTAATGCTGTTCTAGCTACTTTAGTTGGGTCAATAATACCCTCATCTTTCATATCAACTACTTTTTCAGTTTTGATATTATAACCATCCCATGTTTTGTTTTTAGTTGCTAATTTAGCTGATAATATTTCTGCTTGAGTATTATCGTATCCGGCATTTACTAAAATTTGTTTAAATGGTTGCATACATGCCTTTTTAACAATACTAGCACCTGTACTAGATGGTTTTATATCTGAAGAGGCATATAATAATGCTGCTCCACCTCCTGGTACTATTCCTTCTTCAATAGCTGCTTTTGTTGCATGTAATGCGTCATCAACTCTATCTTTTTTCTCCCTCATTTCAGTTTCAGTGTTACCACCTACATGAATAATAGCTACTCCTCCTGTGAATTTCGCGAGCCTTTCTTGAAGTTTTTCGATTTCGAACGGCGTTGTTGCTTTATTGATTTGTTGCTGTAATTCTTCAATACGTGCTTCAATCTGTTCAATTCCTCCTTTTCCATCTACTATTGTTGTTTCTTCTTTTCCTATTGTTGCGGTTCTAGCTTCTCCAAACCATTCCCAAGAAAATTTGTCAAGCTTCATTCCTTTTTGTTTGTCAAATACTACTCCACCAGTAGTAACAGCAATATCTTCTAATACTAATTTACGTCTATCACCAAAATCTGGGGCTTTAACTGCACATACTTTCATTGTACCTCTCATTTTATTAACAATAAGAGTTGCTAGTGCTTCATTATCAATATCTTCAGCAATAATCAATAATGATTTCGCTTGTGCCGATACTGCTTCTAAAATAGGTAATAATTCTTTTACATGAGTAATTTTTTGATCTGCAATAAGAATTAGAGGGTTGTCTAATGTAGCAGTCATGGTATTATTGTTAGTAACAAAGTATGGTGATTTATAACCTCTATCAAACTGTAACCCTTCAACAGTTTCTAAATAAGTTTCCCCAGTACGAGATTCTTCAATGTGAACAACACCTTCTAATCCTACTTTTTCTATTGCGGTTGCAATTAATTTCCCAGTTTCAGGATCATTATTAGCAGAAATGGTCGCAATTTGTTCTAATTGTTCTTCACCTGAAATATCTTCTGATATATTATTTCTAAGATTATCAACTATTTTTTCTACAGTTGAGTCTATATCTCTTTTAATTTGAACTGCATTTTCATCATTATTCAAGGCATTTAAACCTGCTTTTACCATTTCACGAGCTAATAAAGTAGAAGTTGTTGTTCCATCTCCTGCTTTTTCAGCTGTTTTAATAGCAGCTTGTTTTACTAATTGTACTCCTAATTCTTGTTCAGGATCTTTAAGTGTAATAGATTTAGCAACAGTAACTCCATCTTTTGTTGATTGGGGTATTCCTTGTTCATTTGCTATTACTACATTCCTACCATTAGGACCTAATGTTGATACTACAGCATCTGCTAAAATATCTATCCCTTTTACTAAATTTTCTCGGGCTGTTGAGCCTAGTGTGACTTGTTTACTCATTGTCTTTTTTTTCTTTTTTATTAATTTTTGCTAAAATTTGGTTTTCAGGTCCAACGTAATAATCTTCCCCGTCATAAGGTAACTTAGTAAAACCCATAGTAGGTAATACTACTTTATCTCCAACTTTTAGAGTAGTAGGTAAAAAACTTCCCATTTGTGTTGGTTGACCAGGACCAATTGCTACTACTTCTCCCATTTCATTTTTTTCATTCCCTAAATCTGGGACAATGATGTTACCAACTGTCGTTTCTCCGACCTCAATTGGTTTTACAATAACTGCGTTAAATAGCGCTTCTAATTCCATCTGTGTAATTTTTAATGTTAGTACTTATTTTTATATAATTGTTAATATATTCTTCTAAACTATCAAAATTTTCTACATCTGCTTTTAAAGTAGCTATTTTTTGTAAAGCTTGTTCAAATTTAGCGTAGTAATATAATGATTTTTCATAGGTTTTTGGTGTTCCCTTTTTAGCTCTAAAATGAGAGGCATCAGATGTCACATTTTGTTTTACAGTATAACTGTATTCATCTTTAGTAATAAAGAATGGTTCTAGCAAAGGATCGGTAATAGTCTGAATAGACTTTCTTTTTGTTGTCATATAACTTATTTATTTAGACGTGAATATACGAATAATATTGCGCTAGGACACGCCTTTTTGGTAAAACTTTTATTTTATTTTAATTGTTTTTGCTTTTTTAGATTCCGCGATTGGAATAAATAGATGAAGCAAACCATCTTTCATTTCTGCTTCTAATTTCTCAAGTTCGAATTTAGCTGCTACTTTATAACCCAAGTTAAAAGATCGTTTGGCTAATCCTTTATAGATATACCCAGTGTAATCTTCTTCTTCTTCGGTTGGTTTATCATA